CCCCGTGGGGCCCGCCCCGGGTCCAAGGGTATCGTCCCACGGCGGGATGCTCGTCCAAGCGTCCCGCCAAGGCGGGGCAGCCCCAGCGCCAAAATTCCACAGGGCAAAGCGCTCCCAGCGCCCAGCGTAGGCGCCAGCGTCAATGTTGAACACATAGTAAATGGCGTTGATTAGCGCGGCGGCCCACGCCTCATTGCTGTCCATGGACAACTCTGCCCACGCGGGGGGGCTGTCAGACGTAAGTTGCCACAGCGTGTCGTCGCTGCGCTGCCAGGCCACGCCCCCAACGTCTGCTGGCGTGAATCCCGTAGCGGCCAGGCGCGCCGTTGCGTCTGCGTACTCCCACTCGTGAGGGGCCCACCACCCAGCGGCGAAACCCTCCTGATCCGTCTGCCACGCCGTCAACTCATCCCGCGCCTCGTTCCACCCGGCCCATCCCCCAAGGGACTGATGGGATGCCCATGTCCACGCGAAGGCCTCCCCGGGGCGCACGTCGGCGTCCTCAAAACTGCCGTTCTCAAGCGCGTCCGCGTCGTCCCAGCATCGGCGCAGGTCGTCGTCTGACACCGCGTCCACGAATGCCAAACCGGCGCGAAACAGCCCAACAAACGACTGTCTCGATCCGTCAACCACTGCCCGGTCAGACCCAACGCTGATCACCGAGCAGCCCCGCAGGCGCAGCCCAGGGACGATGGCCGACGCCTGGGTGCGGCCATTGACAACCAGGCGAATCTCATAGTTTCTTCGTCCAGCGAGCTCCCCCCGGACGCCGCTCCACGCCACTGCCAGAGATACTGGAACGCCGTCCCATCTCGACGCGTCAAACGGTGTTGTGATCGTGGACCAGGCACTGGCGTCGTCGTCCCAGTAGGTCACTACCAGGTTTCCCTGCCCGCTGTCTGGCCCCGTGTAGATCCAGTGCAGGCCAATTCCATTGTCGGTTGCCGGCGTGCCAGACCACAACGTGCCAGCCAGCAAGATGTCCACGGGCAGCGTGGTGGACCATGTGGCCATGTCGCAGCGCAGGCGCGCCACGAGGCACCAAGGCGCCGTGTAACCATAGGCTATCTCGTCCGTGGGCACCGGAGAGACGTACGGGGTTGTAATGTAGCCCGCCTGATCCCAAGCCGCCCACGCCCGCAGCGTGGTTGTGGGGCCGAACAGCACGCCGATCCCCATGGCGTTGTCCCCCGCGCGCAGGGCGGCGGGGCCGCCGGGCAGCGCTGGATCCTGGTGCGTGAGGTCCAGCACTGGACGCTGGCGCTCAATGTAGTATGGCACCACGGCGGTGTGCCAAGCCCAGTGGTTTGCCCAGTCCCGCTCTGACCATCGGGCGCGATCTGGCACGTAGGGCTCAAACTGGTCCAGCGACAGACGAGTGAATCGCGTGAGGGACTGTAGCCACGTTCCCGGAGACCCGGGTTGCGGCAGGGCCGTGCCGGCGATCATGTCTGCCACAACCTGCACCCGTAGCGGCCAGTCCCCCGTAGGGGCAATATAGGCCGCCAGGTCCGCGGCGTCGGTGTGCAGCGTGACCCACGCCGCGCCGTCCCACCGCTGCAGAGCCACTCCGCAGGGCGTACCACCAGCGTATTCTAGCCGAATAAGGTCACCCGTGGTTGGATTGTGCGTCACCAGCGCGGCGGCCGTCACACCACCCAGGTCGGTGCGCACGGGGTGGTAGGCCCACGTGGCATCCTGGGGGCGCTTGCCGTGCAGCAGCCCCCATCCGTGGTGCAGCGCGGGGGGTAGGTCTGGCACCTGCACCACCGTGCGCAGCATGGCGCCAGTGTATCCTCCACGGGCTTCACCCGCCGCGCGAGTGCTGCCGTCGGCCCAGGTCACCTCTATCCCCGCCTGCCCGCCAGTGGAGGCGCGGGACCCCAGCACCCCGCGCACCTGAAGACGCCAGCCCAAGTGCAGCCACCGTGGTGCAAAGCTCCACGGCGCCCCCACAGCGTCAGCTGCGTCCAGGGGCAGCGGCTCGCCGTGCACGGGGTCGGCCGTGGCGAACGTTAACCCCGCGGGGAGGTACTGCAGGTGGTCCACCCGCAGTCCCTGCCCCGTCTCGGGGATCACGCGCTGATGGTAGCCAACCGCGTGGTCGGTGAACACCTGTAGCCCCGCGTGTACGGTCACCAGGCGCGCCAGGCGATCCGGGTCGGTGACCACCAGAGGGCCGTCACCGGGCGCCACCACGTCACTGGCGTTCCACGCGGGATCCCAGTATGCGTAGGGACGAGGCACTAGAGAACCGCCCCCGTGTCGCCGTTGATCAGCGTGACGTCCCCTAGCGCGGGGAACTCCCAAAGGGCCAGAGGTAGATCTGCGCGCAAGGTGTTGATGGTAAACCCGTCGGCCGCGGTGCTGACCTTGCGCACGCCCGCGGTGTCGCGCACCACGTTGAGCAGGTCCGTCCAAGCGATCTCAGCCGCAGGGGCGTCGTCCGCCGTGCGGTACCGCGCGCCGAAGTCCACCGTTTGGTTAGGCGCTCCGCTCGCCAGGGTGGGCGCAAACCACGCCGCCAGTGCCGCCTGTAGGGCCGCACGCACGGTGCTGGCCACCGCGCCGGTCGTGAGGTACACCACCGCGCGCACGTCCACCGTCAGATATACGGCCGGGATAATGTCAACCTGGAACGTGGCCATGGTGGGGTAGGTCACAGTCACGGCGGTCTCAACGGCAGACAGCAGCGCGGGGGAGGGCGTTCCTCCGTTGTCGGGAACCACGTAAATGTTGCCGCGGTTCTCACCGATGGTGGCGAGTTCGTTACTGGTCAGCATCAGCACCCGCCCCACGCCAGCCACAGCCAGGGCATGCGTCTCAAAGTCGTCAACCGTGACGGACCGCGTGAGCGCCCGCAGACTTGCCGGGGCGTGCACCCTTGCGCCGTCCACCTCCTCTCTGGGCGTTCCCCCCGCGGCGGCCAGAGCGTTGGTTGCCGTAAGGTAGGCGGGCTGCCCTCTGTCGTCCACGTAGGCGCCCTCTACCCGCGTCAGCGTACCAGCCGCCACGTTACCCGCCAGGCCGCCACCCGTTCGGTAGTCCACCCGGATGGTGCCCAGGGGCAGTGCTCCCGTTACGCCGTCGCCGAATACGATGGTGGCCCGGTCGTTTTGATCCACCTCCACCCGATAGTGGAGGTCCGACGGACCGCTGTCCACAAAGCTGGACACCGCGGTGAACGCCCCTTGGCCAGTGGTCTGCACCGCCGCCGACCCGGTCAGGTATGGCCCCAGGGGAAGCTCAACACGCTGGTCTGCCAGCCCAGAGGCCACCACGGAAAAGGGAGGCTGTGTCAGGCTGTGCTCCCAGGTGAAGTCCTGATAGCCCGTTCCCACCGGAATGGCGAACGCCGGGCTGCGCAACTCCCCCCGCACTGCCGTCAGAGCGTCTGTGCGAACCACCACGGGCGTGCTGGGCGTGGCCGGCACGATGGTGCCCACAAGCTGCGCGGCGTTGGTCACGGTCACCCGCACCGTGGCAATCGCCGCGGTGGCGCCGGGAAGAGTATAGTCTATCAGTTTAACCAGAGCGATCATGCTCTGGCGGAGCTGCGCGGTCCCCCAGCGGGTCTCGCGCGCCTGCTGATCCTGATAGAATCCCAGGACGTCACCGATCCAGGCGTAGGCCTCCAGCAGGTGGTTTGCCCAGTTTGCCACAGCGGTATCGGTCCACGTTGGAAATACAGCCTGCACCAGCGAGATCAGCCGCAGCCTAATACCCTCAAAGTCGCGGTCTGTGTAGTCAAGATTTTCTGGTAAAAGGGTCATGATGCCCCCACAGTGACGGTTTGGACGTTCCGCTCACCAGTTGTCCGTGGCATGTAGGCCACGTGCACCCGCAGCGCCTGCGCGCGCACGTCGTGCTCCACCTCCACGCGAGTGGGGATCACCCGAGACTCGTCGCGCCCAAGTGCGCCCAGTGCGATCTGCTCGGCCAGTGCTCTGGTAAGCTCCGGGTGCACGTTACGGTGCCGCAGCGTGGCTAGTTGACTACCGCGAGCGCCGTCCCAGGGTAGGTCACCAGCAGTGGTGGCCGTGGCGCATGTAAGTCCCAGCAGGTCGCCAACGTCGGCGCGCAGCAGGTCCTCGCCAGACACCATCGCCCAGTCCCCTGTAGGTCCCATGCGCGCGGGGGAGGCAAGACCCGTCTGTGTCGTGTTCCTCATGATCGCATCCTAACATGTCTGCGCGCTCAGCGCTAGGCTGAACGCGAGGTCTGGGTCTGGGATCGCCGCGGATAGATCGTCCAGCAGGTCGGCCAACGCCAGCAAGATCTCAATCACCGCCGCGAATCCTTCCCCCAGATGGTCCTCCACGAGGGACCCAAAACATGGCACCTCGGGGCCGCCCAGCAGCCCCATAAAGAGGTTGATCAACAACACGATGCGCCCCACGCCACGTAGGGCCTCCACCGTGGACCACGTCTGCACGTCCAGGTCGGCCTGCGCGCACGCGAGCAGGCTTTGCATGGCATGGTCCCGCAGGGTCGCCGCGCGATCCAGGGCGTCTGCGATGCGCTGCGCCTGGTACTGCAGATTGCTAAGGTCTGTGGCCACCCCCCGCAGAAGCATGGCCATGTTGTGCAGCAGCGCCTTGACCAGCTTGGGCAGAGAAAGTTGCGGTACCAACTTGAGCAGCTGGTCCACGGCGGCCGCCAGCGTCGGCATGCACCGCAGCAACTCCGATGGATCCAGGCTGGTAATGGCGTCGGGGATCGCCTTGACGCAGTTGAACAAACTGATCACTGTGTCCAACACGTCGAACAGCGGCTTGAGGGGCGCCATGGCCGGTCCGATCTGGGAGAAGTAGTCCAGCGCCAAATCCGTAGCGTTGGGAACCTTGC